TACTAGTACATTACGTACTCAAGAGGTAGCAAGAATCAAAGAATATATAGGCAATACTATTTTACCTAGTATTGCTGATCAAGCTAAAAATAAGTTTAGAGGCGGACTACTAAACGATACTATTAACACAGGTGCATCGCCTTCTACAAAAGAATATATAAATGATTTATTAGTAGCTAGTATAAAAGGCAAAAAAGTAGCTCCAGTAGTAAAATCGTCAACAGCTAGTGATAAAAGCAAGATTAAAACTCATGCAATAGTTAAAAATAGTTCAAAACTCAAAGTTAATGCTAAATCTGGTGGTATAAAGATAAATGCTGGTACTATTGGAGAAACTACTAAAGCCGCACCTATTTTAAGTTTGTTAAGTTTAACTAATTTAATAAATAGTCAGTTACAAGATGTAATTAGTGCTAATATGGGAGATGGGTTTAGTCGTAATGTTTTAAATTATCGCACAGGTAGGTTTGCCAGTACTGTTAAAGTTGAACGATTAAGTACTAGCAGAGAAGGAATGATTACTGCGTTTTATTCGTATATGAAAAATCCTTATGCAACATTTAGTGCTGGAGGTCGTCAATCAAAGCCTACTAGTAGAGACCCTAAACTACTGATTTCTAAGTCAATCCGAGAAATTGCAGAGCAAGTAGTAACTAATAAATTAAGGGCGGTAGCGCTATGACAAGAAGAATAAGTATTGTAAAAGCTTTATCTGAAAAGTTTAAAATAATTGATGGAACAGGTAGTTATAAAACTAATTTATTTGACAATAGCTATCCTAAACTAAAGTTCTGGGATGAAGTTCAAGATTTTCCATGCATATATCTTACTGCAGGCACAGAAGTACGAGAGTATATGCCTACTGACTTTACCTGGGGATTTTTAAATGTCAGCGTCAAGGTATATGTTCGCAGTGAAAGCGAAGCGCAACAACAGTTAGAAGACTTACTTGACGACCTAGAAAGAGTAATTCATGATAACCGTGTATTAGTATACGATACTACTAATAATTTATCAACCACTGAAATATTAATTCAGTCAATAACCACCGATGAAGGTCTATTAGCTCCTTATGGTGTCGGTGAAATCAACTTACAAGTGCGCTACGCATTGGTATAACTCTCGGATTTACGCAAGCATAACAACAGATAAATATCTCGTCACGATGCTTAAAATATTTCCAAAAATCATAAAGGAAAGAGTATGGCATTAAATTTAATCCGTAATAGTCGGGTATTTTTCACGACTAACCTAGATAGTAGCAATAAAGTTGCTGCAACTGGATTTACAAATACAAACACATTTGAACTTCAAGTTCAAGATGGGTTCTCATTTTCACAGAACACAGGTACTGAAACAGTTACCTTAAATGAAGCAGGTTCAGCACCTGTTCGTGGTCAGCGTAGTTTTAATACTAGTTTAGATCCAGTAGATTGGAGTTTTTCTACATATATTCGTCCTAAATTTGAAGAAGGCACTACAGTTCTTGCAACTCCTGATTCTGATGACTATATTGGAGCCGAAGAATCAGTACTGTGGAACGCTTTAGCTGGAAAAACTGATATTGGTGGAGCTAATCCTGGTTGGGTTGCTACTCCTGGTACTACCCCTGTTTCTACAGTAGCTTTTGGTAACTCTAATGTTCACCAACTGTTTGCTTTTGGTTTGATTATTATTTTTGATGACGTTACTTATGTTATCGATAATTGTGCTGTTGATTCTGTTACTATCGACTTTGGTTTAGATGCTATTGCTTCTTGCCAATGGGCTGGTAAAGGCACTACAATGCGCTCTTTAAGTAAAACTACCATAGCTTCTGCTACTGGTGCTTTTAGTGGTGGATTAAGTGGTACTACTGCTAAGCAAAAAGATACTACTGCTAAGTACATTGCTAACAAGTTGTCATATATGTCTTTAGCTTCTTTGGCTTATGGTGGTCTTAGTGCTGTTACATATACTGTACCAATCACAGGCGGAAGTATCAGCATCAACAATAATTTAACATATTTGACTCCTGCTAACTTAGGTGTGGTTAATCAACCAATTACTTATTTTACAGGTACACGTGCTATTAGCTGTAATGTAACTGCATACTTGAAAACAGGTACTAATGAGTCTTCAACATTGTTGGCCAACCTTTTAACAGCTTCGCAAACTAATGTGGACAATAAGTTTAATGTTACATTAAGTTTAGGCGGACAGTCTGCAACAACTCGTGTTGATTTGGCAATGCCAACAGCTATGTTGACAATCCCAACAATTACTTCTGAGCAAGTTATTTCTACTGCTATTACTATTAACCCACAAGCAGATACATCTGGTACATATGATTTAACAGCTACTAATGAGCTTACAGTTAAATACTACGCAGTTGTTTAAATAACTTCTGCATTTTCATAGAGACTGGGTTGATCTCCAGTCTCTCTTTTTAAACTTATTATAAAAATGACTAATACAACTCTCTCTTTAAAAACGCTGCTAGTTCCTTCAAAATCAGTTCAGGTAGAATATCCTGGTATGCCTGGTTTTGTAGTTGACTTGGCTTTTTTGTCTCGTGAAACGCTTTTGTCGATTCGTAAGAAATCTACAAAAACAAGTTTTAAGAATCGACAGGCTTCTGAAGAATTCAATGAAGACTTATTCTTACAGCTTTATGTTGAAAATGCTGTTAAAGGATGGAGTGGCCTTAAGTTGAGCTACTTAGAACAACTAGCACCAGTAGATTTGTCTGGTAAAGATATGGATTCTGAGTTGGGTTATACTGCTGAAAATGCATTATACTTGATGAAAAATTCCAGCAATTTTGATGCATTTATCAGCGAACAAGTCACAGACTTGGGAAACTTTTCGACAGCCAACTCCAGCAAGTAAATCTGCAGTTGGTTAATTATATTCAAAATATGGGTGTGGCAATGACCAAAGACCAGTATTTTGAAATGTGTGAAGCATTAGGCAACGAACCAGAAGAATCTGAGATTCCAGTTGAATTTGATGATTTCCCACTAGAAGTGCAGCAAGCATTTAATGCTTACAGAATGTTACGAGACGAGTGGGATACCATGAGTGGTAGCTATTTAGGTAAATCCTTAATAGGTATTAAAGATGTTTTGGAAGCAACAGAAGTTGAACCTTCTGAACATAAGTTTATAATTATGCTAATACGCTTAATTGATAACGTACGATCAGAGGAAATCAATAATAAGAAAAAGACGCAAGAGCCCGCTAGTTAAAAATTAGCGGGCTTTTTTGCGTTAAAAATTTTTTGGTTTGACAAGAGCGTGGTCACATGGTATAATGGTCTCTAGTTAAATTATCAAAAAATTTTGGTAATATCCGAACAGGAGTATGCATGGCCAATGATAGAATTGTTTTAGAGTTTAGTCTAAATGACGTAGGCGACTCTATTAATAGTAGTAATAAGAATGCAAAAGCGCTTAAGAGTACGCTGGAATCTATTCAAAAGATGTCCGATAATCCTGGTAGTAAAGCTAAAGCTGCCGCATTTGGCGGAACAATGGGTAATACAGGATATGATGTAGCCAGAGGTATAACAGGCCAAACTGGTGCTTCAGGTCGAGACTTTGCAAATCAAGCTCGTGGGCTTGATGGATTGGTACGCTTATACGCTACATATGCTGCTAATTTATTTGCAGTAAGCGCAGCTTTCCGTGCATTAAGTGATGCAATGGATACTACTAATATGATTCAAGGTATGAATCAATTAGGTGCACAAAGCGGCTTAGCACTTGGAACCATAGCTAAGAATTTTGCTGCAACAACCGATGGCGCAATCAGTATGCGCGAAGCCATGGAAGCTACGGTTAAAGCTACTTCAGCTGGTTTAAGTGCTAAACAATTAACGCAATTAGGTACAGTTGCAAATAATGCCTCAAAAGCCCTTGGTGTAAACATGTCTGATGCCGTTAGTCGTCTTACTCGCGGTATTACAAAGTTAGAACCTGAATTATTGGATGAATTGGGAATTTTTACTAAAGTTAGTAAAGCTACCGAAGACTATGCTCGTAGTGTAGGTAAAACAGAAGCTCAATTAACAGACTTTGAGAAACGTCAAGCCTTTGCCAATGCTGTGCTAAAAGAAGGTTTAGACAAGTTTGGAGCTATTCAATTACAAGCAAATCCGTATGACAAATTAACAGCAGGATTAAAAGATCTAGCCCAAAATGGCTTAGAAAAAGTAAATAAACTTTTAGTGCCATTTATATCGGCACTTGCTACTAGTCCAACAGCCCTTACAGCCGCTGTTGCATATTTGGGTGCAACAATTGTTAAACAAGCATTACCAGCTATTGGTCAATATAGAGATGCATTATCAAGCAGTGCTAATGCTGCCGCTGCAGTTTCTGCAAGACGCGCAGAAGATGCTGCAAAAGCTTTTGAAGCTAAGCGAGCAGAAGTTGAAAATAAGTATGACCAAAAAGCAGAACAGCTTTTAAGGGCAAAAAGAGAAGCAGCAGGAGATCTTGCTGCTATTCGCGATAGTGGGTTTACTAAGTCTTCGCAAGCATATAAAATAATGATGAAAGATGCTGATAAAGTTACTCAATCAGAGCTTGATCATCTTAAAAAATTGCAAGACCAATATAAAAATATGGGTAAAATAGAAATCTCTAGCAGATATGAAAAAGCTATTGATTTAATTAAAAAGAGTGCTGATGCTGAACTTGCTTTTGCAAAAAGAGTTAAAGAAACCAATGATGCATTATCGGGCCGAGCTGGAATGTTTGATCCATTGGGTATGGCTCGTGATAGAGCTAAACGTGCCGCAGATGCTGCAAAAGGAAAAATGCTTGTTAGCCAAGCAGCAGAAGATACACAAGTATTAGGTGCTAGATCTGCTTTTGAACAGTTACGCACATCTGTAAAAGAATCTGATTTAAGCCCATTCCGTAAAATGTGGACAACCTTAGCAGGAAGTATATCTATTGCAACTACCGCTATGGTGGGATTTATTAGTGCAATTCAAACATTTGTATTTATTGCAGCCGCAGTAGCAACAGGATTTAAACTATTAGATGCATGGTTAACTAAAACTAAAGAAACTTCAGAAAAATTTAACACTGCTTTAGAAGCTAGTGATGAGGCAGTAAAGTCATATAATAACACAATGGAAGCGCTTGTAAAAAAAGATCCTTCTAAAATGTTTGCGGCAGATTCTTTACTTGCACAATCTAATGCAATGTTAGCTCTTAATGATTCACTCGGTACTTTAGTTGATAGTTACGAAAAATTAAGTGGCGTAATGAAAGATAGCAAGTGGGATCAGTTTACTAACTGGGTTTCTAAGTTATGGGGCGGAGATAAAGAAAGCAAGTTTGCAGAAACTTCTGCAGCAAATATTGCTAAACAAATATCTGCAATAACCAATGCTTCAGACAGATCTGCTATGACGGACAAAGTTAATGCAGCTTTAGGAACTCCTGGCGGGGGCCAGTTAGCATGGCAAGATGCACTTGAAAAACAAGGGCCTAAAGCTGCTTCAATACTTAAAACTTTACAAAGTGATTTTAAGAAATTAGGTACAGAAGCAGCTAATACTGCTAGTCGAAGCACTGAGTTTAATGATGCTTTAAAGAAAGTTCAGGACTCTTACAAAGCATTTGCATTTGCAAATCGAGATCAATCGCCATTAGGTAAATTAGCAGATGATATGTTAAATTTATCTAGTAAAATGGTTGGTGCTTTACAAGATCCTATTGCTGGACTAACAAGTATGAAGGCACTATTAGCTGAAAGCACTACTTTAGGTATATTTGATCCTGGAACAGCCGGTCAATTAAAAACACTGACTTCAGAAATTAATAGTTTAGCTTACTCGCAAGGAAGAGTTACGCAAGAACTTATTGCTAGTAGACAAGAAGTCGATACTATGCAGTTAGAGTATGACAAACTCATACAAAAACGTGACGCATATCAAGCTAGTGCAAATACAGCCGTATCTGGAAGAACTCGTGATATAGCCCAAGCTTCGGCAGATATTTTATCTCGTGAAGCAACAGTACTTGAAGCCAAACTTTCTTCTAAATTATCTCAGCTAGATAAACTTACTGCCAAAGAAGCCGAGAATAGAGATAAGATTCAAAAACTAATGCAAGACCCAGTATTTGCAAAATTAGTAGTTAATGCTTTTGAACAGGGTGCAAAACTTACCTTACAAAGTATTAATAATGGATTTGCGCAAGCACAGGTAGAATTACAAAAAGGTATATTAAGTGGATTGACGGGATTACCCGGATCAGCCGCCTTGGAGCGACAAGTAGGATTACAAGAAAATAGTTTGCAAGCTGCACTAATCAAAGTTCAGCAAGACATGATTAAAGCACAATATTTGCAAATAGCAGCCACTATTGCAAATACTACTGCACTTGAACTACAAAAAACTCGCGATAATAGAGACCCAAGAGATATACGCCTAGGAATGGCTGATACTAGATCTGGGGCAGACTTAGCGGCTAATCAAGCGGCAACTGATTTTCAAAAAATTAGCGAAAGATTTAGTGACATAGTATCTAGTCGCGGAAAAGGTGCTCAATCATTTATAGCAGATAGCTCTAAATTAGTTGAAGCTTTTCAAGCTAAAGGCCCACAATATGTTGCACAAATTAAACAAATGGTTGAAGGAGCAAGAAGCTTCTTAGAAACACAAGTTCAATTAAGTAAATTGGATACTAAAGATAAGTTAATAAACTTAGAGTACCAAAGAAAATTAGAAGACGAGCAATTAAAAATTAACCAATCAATAGTTGCGCAGAAAAAAGCCGCTTATGACTTTGAATTACAAAGCCTAAGCCTAATACAAGCTCAAAATGGTTATTTAGACAAAGAACAGTTGAGCAAGCAAAAGTCTTTGCAAGACGCATCCGCTTTAGTAGACTTAGAAACAGCACAAGCAGAAATTGCTAATGAGCGAAATAAATATGAGTTAAACATAGCTGCAGCTAAAAAAACAGGGTTAGATACTACAGAATTAGAGGCTTCTAGTAAGCTTTTGCTTAATGGAAAAGAAAGAATAGCAGAACAAGCCTATTTGGGTAAACTAGCTCAAACAGCAGTAAAAACCAAAATGGATGAAAATAAACTATTAGCAGATGAAGAGTCCAGACGTTTAAATATTTTAGCTATTTTACAAGAAACAAATAATATTAATGCTAATACTACCTTAGAGTTGTCAAAAGCAAATTTAGACTATAAAATTAAAAATTTTGAACTAACAGATCAAGAAATAGCTAATGCAAAATATCTAATAGAATCTACTTCTATCCAACTTGAAACAACTCAAAAATTAGCCAGTGTAGATTTAAAATATAGACAAGATAGAATTAAACTTGATGAACGTTTAGCTAATGCAGTAGGTGATGAAGCTAAATCAAAAGTTCAAGAAGAAATTAATGCTATTATTGGTAGAAGAGATGCTGAATTAAATAGTATAAAAGTTTTGTCTGATGCTAAACAGCGTGCAGCTGATCAAGATGCCCAGTATACTGAACGTCAAAAAGCCTATGGAAAAGTAGTTGAAGACGCTTTTAATGGTATGGCAGATGCCGTTGTTGAATTTACTAAAACAGGTAAATTGAATTTTACTAGTTTAATAGATAATATGATTGAAGGGCTTATCCGTTATGAAATGCAACTACAATCTAAAGCGTTATATAGTGCAGCTAGACCTGGTTTAATGGACTTTGTAGGTAGTGTTTTTGGATTTAATACTAACGTATCTCCTCAAACAATGGCTAATTCGGCAAATGCATTCAATATAAATGCCAAAGGTGGTGTTTACGATACTGGACTTAAAACTTTTGCCCAAGGCGGAATGTTTACAAATTCAATTGTAAGTGAGCCCACACTATTTAAATTTGCAAAAGGCACAGGATTAATGGGCGAAGCAGGACCTGAAGCCATCATGCCCCTAAAACGTGATAGCAATGGTAATCTTGGAGTTCGTGCAGGACAACACGGAAGTGTAGATGTAGTTGTTAACAACTACGGAAGCGAAAAAGCCACAACTAATGAAACTGTTGATAGCCGTGGTAATCGTAAGATTGAGGTTGTTATTGGAGATATGGCTGCAAGTGAACTTGCCCGAAATGGCAGCGCTTCACAAAAAGCTATCCGAGGAACATTTGGCCTCCAGCCTCAGTTAATTAGGAGATAATTATGGCATATACATATACTTGGCCATCAACACTGCCGCAAACTCCACAAAAAAGTTTTACTGAATCCGTAGGAGCTCTTATTTTAAGAACTCCTATGGACGCAGGGCCTGCAAAAGAACGCTATCGTGGAAAACGTTCCAATACTATGCAATTATCTTTTGTTATGACAACTGCACAGGTAACAACTTTAGAAACTTGGATTGTTGACACGATAAGAGGTACTGCTAGATTTGGATTTCCTCATCCTAGAAAAGCCACTGTGGTAGAATCCCGTATCGTGCCACAAGGAGACGGAGAACTGTTTAAATCAACATATTTAGCACCAGGATATTGGAACATAGCATTAACTTTTGAGATATTACCATGAGTCGATTAACTTCAATGTCACCAGATGCAATTAAGGCTATTTTTTCGCCTGAAGCAGACAGTGACTTAATATTCTTATTAACAGTCTATGATCCAGTAACTCCCACCACTGTAGTAGGCCGAGTTTGTGATGGGTTCACAAAGCGTATTAGTGAAACAGCAGACGAAGTAGTCTATGGAGTAACTAGTCGCAGTGACGATTTTGTGTTTTTACCAATGGAAATCTCGTTACCCACTGAAGAAGAAGCTCAAGCACCAAGGTGCTCAATAGTTATGCGAGATGTTACTAAATATGTAATTCCACTAGTAAGAACTATTGTAGGCCCTCCCAAAGTAAAGATGGAATTAGTACTATCTAAAACACCAGATATAGTAGAAGCTAGTTTTACTGGTTTTTATATAAGTAACTTTTCATACAATGCTGACTCTGTAACAGCGGATCTATCTATGATAGATTATGAGCGTGAACCGTTTCCAATGCACGCATTTACACCAGCATATTTTCCAGGAATGTTCTAATGTGGCACAATAAATACATAGGCATACCTTTCTTAGATAAAGGTAGAGATATAAACGGCATTGATTGCTGGGGATTAGTTCGTCTTGTTTATAAACAAGAATATAATATAGATCTACCTAATTTTAGTACTGATTATGAAGCTGATGATACTGAGCGAATGAAAGATTTGCTTGCTCAGTACAAAGAAGGCTGGGAAAAAATTGATACTCCTCAAGAAGGCTGCATTGTATTATTTAGTATTCTTGGTATTGAATCGCATATGGGTATTGCTGTTAGCAGTACTCATTTTTTGCATGCGCGTGATCGTTATGATAGCGCAATCGAATCTTTTGATTCTGTAGGGTGGAAAAACCGCATTACAGGATTTTATAAATACAGTGAAAATAAAAGTGCAATTTTAAATGTAGTACCACACCCACTACGTACAGAACGTTTTACAATACCTATTCTACCTGGTACAACTTTAGACCAGTTGGCTGTATGGATTAAGCACGAATATAAAATTGCTGAAGAATTAGCTAGCAAGATAACTATTCTTGTTAATGGCATTGTTGTAGGTAGCTCAAAATGGTCTACAACTAGATTAAAAGATACTGATCGTGTAGAGTATCGAGCCGTTCCTGGAAAAGGCAATACGTTTCGACTAATTCTTACATTAGCGTTAGTTGCCTCGTCCGGCGGTATTACCGCTAGTATCGGAGAGTATTTTGGTGCTGCAGGAGCTGCTGAAGGAGCGGCGGCTTTTCAAGCTGCTAGTCCTTGGCTTTATGCAGGAACACAAGCTGGTGTTATGTTGGTTGGTGGTGCACTTATTAATGCAATTGCACCAATTCGTCCACCAGATATTAATAATCCTGGATCAACTATACAGCAGTACATGGTTACTGGTGGTGCAAATCAAATACATCCGTATGAAGCAATACCAGTTGTATTAGGTAAAGTAAGATTAACGCCCCCACTAGGAGCTGTTAACTATTTAACATATGAAAATGATATTGAAAGTTATCTTTCAATGCTGCTATTATGGGGGTACGGTCCTCTTAATATAGATGCAGCAACTTTAAAAATAGGCAATATATCTATATCAGAATATACACTACCAATACCACCAGTAACATTAGATAGAAAAACTACACCTACTTTACAGCAGTTAACAGATTTTAATGCTATATATGGCAAAGATGTAAAAGTAGTTGCAAGCAATATTACACTAGCTTGTTCAGGTGAGTATGATGCAGTATTAAATGAAAGTACCTTTGGTCCATGGATACCAGCATCCAGCGGAGTACCAGTTTACGACAGTGCAGGAACAATAGTTCCAGTTAATCAATTTACAGTTTCACTGCACTTACCTCAAGGATTACGTAGAATTCAAAGTGAAGGTAAAGATTCTGGAAAAGAAGAAGCAGCCTGGGTAAGAATTGAGATACAAGTTAAAGATGGCAGCGGTCCGTGGACAACTTGGATGGATTTTGGTTTAGGTGATGGCACAATTAAAAAAGATGCCTTTACAGTTAACAAAACTTACTATAACTTAAATTCCAATAACGAAGTACAAGTACGTGTTAGAAGAAAAACAGGTGCTAATCCTGAATGGACTAAAAATGCTAATGGTGCAGGCAATGTTAAATCGCAAATTTACGCACAAGTAGTATTACTGCAAACAGTATTTTTGCGTAATACGATGCCTATTAAAGAGCCAGTTAATTGTACACTTGCAGGCACCGCATTAAAGATTAAAGCAAACGATCAGTTAAATGGTCAAATTGAAGGTATTAATGCTATTGTGCAAACATGGGCACCTTCATGGAATGGTACTAGTTGGGTAACTACTACAACTAATAATCCTGCCGACTTATTTTTATATGTTTTAAAACACCCAGCTAACCCTCAGCGAGTAAAAGAAGAAGACGTTAGTACTAAAATAAATTTAACTCAAATTCAATATTGGCATGATTATTGTGTTACAAAAGGTTTCGCATACAACAGCATATTAGCTTCACAGCGTAGTATACTAGAAGTATTGCGAGATATTTGTGCTGCAGGCAGAGCTAGTCCTGCTATGGTAGATGGAAAATGGTCTGTTATTATTGATGAGCCAAAACCAAATATTATACAACATTTTACTCCACACAATAGCTGGGGATTTGAATCTACAAAAGCATTGGCAAAAATGCCTGATGGATTAAGAGTTAATTATATTGATGAAGATCAAGACTATCAACAAGCAGAAATAATTGTTTATAACTCTGGAAAATCAGAAAGTAATGCAGAGTTATTTGAGAGTATGCAATTACCAGGAGTTACTAAAAAATCTTTAGTAATTGACCATGCTCGTTGGCATTTTGCACAAGCTAAACTGCGCCCAGAAATTTATAGATTAAATTCAGATATTGAATATTTGGTTTGTAATAGAGGTGATCGTGTAAAAGTAATGCATGATGTACCAATGTGGGGATTAGGAAGCGGAAGAATTAAAAATCGAATTAGTTCCACAGAGTTTAGCTTAGATGAAGATGTTTATATAGACGTATCTAAACGGTATACTATTCGAGTTAGATCTTCTTCTGGTGCTAGTATTGAAAAAGAAATAGATAAAACAGGGCTTACTTCTGGATATAAAACCACTATTAAAATTACAGCTGGAGCAACTTCCACTGAAATAAATAGTGGAGATTTATATATGTTTGGCGAATATCAACAAGAGTCGCAAGATTTACTTGTATTGAGCATTGAACCTTCTTCAAATAAATCTGCATCACTAACTTTAATGGACTATGGTGTAACTAGTACTTATAATATATTTACGGATTACGCCACTTTAACAGCTAGCACAATATTTGATTCTAAAATAACTTTACCTGGTTCAAAACTACGTGATAGTTATATCGATACTGATATACCAAATATTACTCAAATTGTTAGTGATGAATCGGCTGCAAAAGTACTTGCTATTGGTAGTTACGAGCAAAGAATAAAAATAAGTTATACTAATCCACAAGAACTTCCAAAGATAACAGATAAAATAGAGTGTAGCTACTACTTAGAAACTTCATCTAGTACAAGTAGTGGTATTACAACTTCAAGTAGTTTAATAAACGCTACTACATTTACAGAAGACTATAATGTTGGTTCCATCTACATATCTAATGTTGTAAAAGGTCAAGTTTATAAGATAAAGCTTCGCTATGTCTCAAGTGATGGCAGAACAGGCCTATGGTCAGACGAAGTAACACATACTGTTGGTCAATTTAAAAATTACTTAACCGTTGATAGTGTTAGTGTAGATTTAAATACACATTTTTTAATTATGACGCCCGTATCTAATACAGCTATTAACCCAGCATTGTTTAAATTTTATGAATATAGAATTTACAAAGATAGCGGTACAGGTGATTTTTGGAATATAGTTCCAGATGATACCAATCAAATTAAAGTTGTAAAAGCAAATAGTGTAGGACAATTAAGTTTACTAGAATTTACGGGAAGCCGTATATCTGAAAGTGGAGTAAAGTATAGGATAGCTTGTAGAACTGTAGATATACACGATAACTATAGCGATACAAGTGCTTTAACGTCCATACTTATTAAAACCATTGTTTAAAGGATAAATATGTCAGCAACCTTATCCGCAGGCGTAAAATCATTAATATTAAAATTAGACACCCCAGTTGATATTCTTAGAGATAACGACATTAGGGATGATTTAATTAAAATAAAAGTATGGTGCGACACATCAGCAGAATTTACTCCATCAAATTCTAATTTAGTATTTGATGGTTTAAGTTTGTCTATTACTATACCAAAATTAGCGGATGGTACTGAATTAGTAGCAGGCACTCCTTATTATGTCAAATTTGCTTTTATTAGTGAAATTGATCCTAATGTTTATACAGTTCAAAGTTTGGCTTCGGCAACTCCTACTACAGCAGGAGGCAGCAGTGTAACTATAATTTATAAACGAAGCTTAAATATTCCTGTTACACCTGCAGCAAGTGCTACTACTCCAAGCACTTGGTATGCTAATATTAGTAGTATACCGGTAGGTACTGATCCTGTATGGGGTAGCACCGGAACTAAAGCTTCTGGTGCTACTAATTTTACTTGGGATTTACCTATTAGAATGGAAGGTGTAGGTGGTATTCCGGGAGATAGTGCTAGAATTGCATATAAAACGCAAAGCCAAGCAATAAGTGCAGCTACAACAGCTGCAACAGTTACCCCAAATCCTACTACTGGATCAAGTTCGCTTCCTACAGGTTGGTCAGCTACTGTTACGTTACCTGCAGCAGGAGAAAGTTTATGGGCAATTGATGGTATTTATAATACTCCAGCTAATACAGTTACTTGGGGTACGCCTTATTTAACACAAGGATTTCCACTTACAATCCAAAGTGATAATTATAATGCAACTACATTAGGTTGGCAAATTCAACGTGATACCGGCAATGCCTATTTCAACAATATTACAGCACGCGGTAGTTTAGTTACTGGTAATGTTTCAGCCCAACGTATTGAGATTAATAAAACTGTTACTCCTGGAACTGTAAGTACCCCGCCAATAGGTACTAATAGGATAGAAGCCTTTAGAAGCGACAATATTAGGTTTTTAACTATTGGTGGAAGTGGTGGTACTAGTGCAGATACTGCTGTAATTGGTATTAGTGCTAATGCTAATATTATTAATCCTGTATGGATTGAAAGTAGTGCACCCTCAGGAAGCAATATTCTAAGTAATACCTTAGATAAAGCAAACGCTGTTTCTGCAGTATCTAGCGGAGGCGGAAGATTATTTTATGGTAATATTAACAATACCAGTAATCCTGATGCAGCAATTAGAATTGACGTAGATAATAGCATTAGTCCAAGGACTACTAGTGGTGTTACTATAAATATGGGTAATGCTACTGGATCTGCTTTTACTGCTGGTGGTACTGGTGATGGATATGCTTTTGATGCTGTTACTGGAACAAGCGGTGCAGCTGGTAGTAAGTCTGGTATTGGTTATTTTCGAGGAATTGACTTCCCAACTACAGCAGGCGTAATTAATGTACCTGGAACACAAGGAAAGTTGGTAGTTAGTGTAAGTAATTTAACTACTGTAGGTGATCTTACATTTACTATTATATTAGAAGGTGTTACATATTCTTTTATAGTAGGATATGATAGTGAGTTCCTTAATACAATGGCACAGTTTGCAAGTGCTATTAGCGCAGGAATAAATAATGCGTGGCAAGTATCTACAACAGGAACACTAGCTAGCGGAACATTTGTACTTACTAAACCAACAATCGGTGTATTATCTGGAACTAATTCAATATCTGTATATTACAATACAGGTACATGGACAGGCGTACTTACTAATGGTACTAATACTACCTATACTAGTACTCCAACAATTGTTAGATTAAAGCCTTTTACTAATGTAGCTACTGATGTATTACGTGGAGATGGTACGTGGGGATCTGTAAGCGCGTCTGGAGGATACTCAGATCGTCGCTATAATGTTCGAGACTACGGTGCTTTGGGTAATGGAAGTACCGATGATACTACAGCAATTCAAACTGCAATAAATACTGCCGCAACTACCGGCGGAGTTGTATATTTTCCACGCGGAGTATATAACTTAACTTCTAGTTTAACTTATAGTGCACCTGCTGGATCAGACCCCAATTATCGAGTTCATTTTATTGGAGAAGGTGTAGGGGCTAGTATTATTAAACAGGTTGGGGCAGGTAATGGTTTAACAATTGCTGGTTACTCTGGACTACCAATAAATCCAAACTTATATACTCATATAACAGACTTAGGCTTTGTAGGGTCTGGAAGTGGAAAAGGATTAAGTATCAGCAATGGTGCTTACGTATATGTTGAGGCTTGTTGGTTTGGAAACTGGGATTATGGTTTTTATGGAGCTAACTTCTTAAGCTCTACTTTTTCAGCTTGTGAATTCCGTTTTAATCAACGCGGATTTTTAGTTGAACGTATTACTGGAGGAAACTACACTAGTAGTCCAAACGCTATTACAATGCTTAATTGTGAGTTTGGAGCAAACTCTATATACGGTGGATGGGTTCTTGGTCCTGGCGTATTTACTATGCAGGGTGGATCTTTTGAAGCTAATGGCACAACTACTGGTAGTACTTCTAACTGGGGATTGCGAATCAGTGAACCCAGTGGCTCAACTGCTATAGAAAGTGCTGTTGGTGTTTCACTTGATGGAGTTTATTTTGAGGCAAATATAGGTGGAACTGATCTATGGATTAGTAGCTCTAGCGTTAAACCAGGAGTTACCAATAATATTTCAGGATGTTCATTTGTACGTGTTAGTAGTACAAACTATGTAACTGCTAACATATACTTAGAGTCGCTTGTTGCAGCTAATACATTTAATAATTTTATTAATGGTTGTGGATTTAAAGCAATAGGTACATATATTCCTGATGCTGCTAGACCTACAATTTCTAATATTAATAATAAAATTAATTTAGTTGGTTGTAGTTTTGATAGTTCAGTGGATGCTTATGTTACTAATGATGCTAATGTTTTTGAAAATGTAGTACGACTAGCAGGAGTTACCGATCTTAATAATAATCCACTATTAAATAGCGGTACTCAATACCAAATACCGTACTATTCACGTACAGGTACTACTTTAAGTCCAACTAATCTATTAACTTTTGAAGATAGTAGTTTATATGGTAATAAAGCAGGTGTAACAGATATACGACTAACACACAATTTACCAGGAATAATTGCACCAGGTGTCAGCTCTACTGGCGGTAATATTGCTATAGCAAGTGGTTTTAATAATACTACTGGTAGTTATACTGCTGGTGTACTAATAAGCAATCAATTCAACAGCTCTCCTAGTTTTAGTGGAGCAGCCAGCGGTAATACTAATGGCAATGCCTCAATGAACTTAGGCACTAGTAATGCTCCGTGGAAAACCTTCTATTGGGGTACTAATAGTACAGGTATTGCTGCTCCTGCTGGTAGTACAACTACTTTTTTACGCAATGATGGGACATGGGCAGTACCTAGCGGAGGAACTGGTACCGTTACAAGTGTATCGGGTACTTTGCCTATTAGTGTAGCAACTGGAACTACAACACCAGTTATTAGCATTAATGCAGCTACTACTTCTGCAGCCGGTTCAATGAGCGCTGCTGACAAAACAAAACTTGATGGTATTGGTACCGGTGCTAGTGGTGTTGTCAATGCAGGTACAGTAAATCAATTAGCGTACTATGCTGCAACAGGTAATGCATTAAGCTCTAGTAGTTTATTGACTTTTGAAAGTACTAGTTTATTTGTCAATAAAGCAGGCGTAACAGATATACGACTAACCCATAATTTACCAGGAATAGTTGCACCTGGAGTTAGTTCAACAGGTGTTTCAGTTGCTATAGCAAGTGGTTTTAATAATACTACTGGTAGTTATACTGCTGGTGTATTAATAAGTAATCAGTTTAATGGTGCACCTAGTTTTAGTGGAGCAGCCAGTGGTATAGCTGCAGGTACAGCTTCAATGAATTTAGGTACTAGTAATGCTCCATGGAAAACCTTCTATTGGGGTACTAATAGTGCAGGTATTGCTGCTCCTGCTGGTAGTACAACTACCTTTTTACGCAACGACGGTACGTGGGTTGCCCCTACCCTTAGTTTAAGTAATACTACAGTAACAGCAGGTTCATATACTTATGGTAATTTCACAGTAGATGCACAAGGTAGATTAACCGCAGCTTCTAGTGGTACTGCACCTGTAACTTCTGTAACCGGTACTGCACCTATAGTATCTAGTGGTGGTACTACACCAGCTATTAGTATGGCAGCAGCTACAGCTGCTAATAATGGTTACATGACACTTGCATATGCAGGTAAATTGGATAATATAGCAGCTAATGCTACTGTTAATACAGGTAACGTAACTAGTAGTACGCAATATCAATTAGGATACTTTGCAGCTACTGGTACTACTATAGCTGGTAGTAGTATGTTTACTACAGACAGTGCTAATGACAGTATTTATATTAATAAAACTGGTGCAACACATTTTCGTAGTTCTTACAATTTACCAACTATTGGAGCTCCTGGTATAAGCTCTAACGCAGTATCAGTAGCTATAGCTACAGGTTATACAGGTACAACATATACTGCAGGAGTATTAGTTACTAATGTACTTGACGGAGCCCCTAGTTTTAGCGGTAATGCAACTAGTACTACTACTAAAATGAATTTGGGTACTAGCACTGCTCAGTGGGGTAAATTCTATTGGGGAACTGCAACCACCGGTATTTTAGCACCAGCTGGTGCAACAAATACATACTTACGTAATGATGGAACATGGGCTACACCACCAGCTGTAACTAGTATAACTGCAGGTACAGGTTTAAGTGGTGGTACAATTACTACAACAGGTACTATATCTTTAGCTACTACAACTGTAACAGCTGGCTCATATACGTATGGTAGTTTCACAGTAGATGCAACAGGTAGACTAACAGCAGCTTCTAGTGGTACAGCATTAGTAAGTTCAGTAACAGCTACTGCACCTGTAGTTTCTAGTGGTGGAGCCGCTCCAGTTATTAGTATAGCAGCTGCTACTGCTAGTATTAATGGATATATGACTAGTACATATGCTTCTAAGTTAGATGGCATAGCTGCTGGAGCTACTGTTAATACAGGAAATGTAACTAGTAGCACTCAATATCAATTAGGATACTTTGCAGCTACCGGTACTACTATAGTTGGTAGTAATATGTTTACTACAGATAGTGCTAATGATAGTATTTATATCAATAAAGCTGGTGCAACACACCTAAGACTTGGATATACGCTAGGAACTTCACTAGCTGTTCCAGGTATAAGTACTAACGGGGTTGGGCTAGCTATAGCTACTGGATTTACGGGTACAACATATACAGCAGGAGTATATATTACCAATTCATTTGATACTGCTCCTAGTTTTAGTGGTAATGCAACCAATACTGGCGCTGTTAAAATGAACTTGGGTACTAGTAGTGCACAATGGGGTAGGTTTTACTGGGGAAGTGTTACTGCAGGAATTGCACCACCTAGTGGTTCAACAACCAGTTTCTTGCGTAATGACGGAACCTGGACAACCCTAACAACAGTAGCAACCAGTGGAGCTTACGCAGACTTAACTGGTAGGCCAACACTAGCAACAGTAGCAACCAGTGGAGCTTACGCAGACTTAACTGGTAGGCCAACACTAGCAACAGTAGCAACCAGTGGAGCTTACACAGACCTAACCGGTAAACCAACGCTTGGTACTTTGGCTGCGCAAAGCGCGATTACTCTAGCACAATTACCAACTGGTGCTACTGCTACTGGTCAAGTAATGTATTGGAACGGAACGACATGGGTATTTGGTGGTAACTTATTTGGTGCTTTTGCACTATTTAATTGCAATTCAGGTTCTGCACTTACTACTAATAATATTGGTAGTATATTGGGTAGCACAACTACTAGTATTACAGGAACCTATGTAGGTACTACAGGGTCAGGAAGTACTATAACTTTAGATGTACGTACAACAAGTCCTTCTGATATTCGTGTAAAACACGAAATAACAGATACGGATTTAGGCTTAGATTTTATTAATAAATTACGTCCAGTATCTTATAAACTAAAAGCAGACCCTAAACAGCAAAAAGGCTACGGCTTTATTGCTGATGAAGTTGAATGTATTATACCCACAGGTTCAAGTTTGGTATTTTATGATGCTGACTACGCAGTTGGTGACATAAAGGGTATTAAGACTATTCATTATCCATCGTATATTGCTGTTTTAACAAAAGCAGTACAACAACTGTCTGATAAAGTAGAAGCTTTAGAAACCAAGCTTGCACAACAGCAAGACATATCCGCAAGATTAGCGGCTTTAGAAAATAAACTTAAAGGATTAAATTAATCATGGCAAGACAAATTAGTATTCCAGCAAAGACAGCACAAGAAGAAATTGCTTGTCTTGAAGAATATCCTAACAAAGAAGTACGAGTTAGAATCAGAGTTGTAGACTCTGATTCTAACGAAATTCCTACAAGTGCTCAAACTCTATTTATTATCAAAGATGATTACTTAACGGAATTATTAGCCCCAAACCCATCCTGGTCTCCTAATAAACCTGGCGGTACTTATGCTAATGATGATTTATGGCATTTTATTGATTTGATTCGAACAGATAATCAAGCTTAAATTTTAGCAAAAACTATACCCTGTCCAATCTTTGGGCAGGGTATTTTTTTGCATTGACAACCTCCCGCCCTTGTGGTATAATATACCAAAATGTCAGAACATTTCAATATTTTTTCTTGACAAGCTTTTACCTAGATCCAAAAGGCAAGCTTCCTGTTTAGATTATAATCAAATATATAACCACTGCTAATAAGGAGATCTGATTATGGTGGAGATTGAAAATCACAGCCTCATTCAGACAATTTCACTAGTTGCGTTAGCAGTTGTTGCTTTCTCAGTTGGAATTCAGAAATTGCTAAAAGACTGGAAAAGTACTAGTGCGGAAACTAGCGTTATTACTTTAATGCACACAGAACTAGAACGTATGAGTGTACAAAATGGTACGCTTAGTAACGAACTCAATAGGTTACAACAAGAAATGATTGTGCTTAATAATCAACTAGCTCAACTTCGCGTTGAGAACCAACAACTACAAACTGAAGTTATAGCGCTTACCACCGAAGTCAGTAAGTTAAGAACCTCAGATACTATGTTAGCACAAAGGGTTAGGGCAGCATAATGGAACCAGCAAAGATTAATTTTAAAATTTATCAGGGCAGTACTTTTACAGAAACCCTGCGCTGGGAATCAGAACTAAAAAAGTATGCACCAATTTCAGCAATCACAAAAGCAGCGCCTTGTGTGATTACTACTTCAACTGCACATGGAGTACCATTAAATTGGAGAATTTGGGTTAAAGGTGCAGGTGGGATGAAAGACATTAATAGTACCGATGATGATAACTATTATATGGTAACTTCTAAAACCGCCGATACGCTAACCCTAAACCAAGTAAATTCAACAGGCTATGCAGCCTATACAGCTGGAGGTATTATAGAGTATAATACCCCTATACCACTAGCAGGATATACTGCTCAAATGCAGATTAGGGAAACCCTAGAATCTGATACAGTTATAGCTGAACTAACCTCTAGTAATGGCGGTGTTCTTATTGATGTTGTTAATCACACAGTATCAATAAATATTACTTCAGCTATAACAACAAATTTTACATTCGATACCGCAGTTTATTCATGCGAATTAACGGATTCAAGTAGTCGTGTTATTCCTTTTCTAAGGGGTAATGTGACGCTAATTAAGGAGGTAACAAGATGACAACACCTACAGTAGTAGTAGATAATACTAAAAGTCGTGTAGTAGTTAGCGGAATGATTGGTCCTGCTCCTATTAGTACACTATCAGGTTTATCTGATCTTGACATTACCAATCTAGCGGCAGGAAGCTTATTAGCCTATAATGCCAATACAAATAAATGGGTCGCGGTTAATACTTTAGATCAAGGACAGAGTATTGAGCCCGGCCAATATTAAAGGAATATAATATGGCTTTTGTTTTAAGAATTAAACGCAGTAG